AAAGAAACGAAAAAGGACAATTTAGCAAAACAAAGGTTTCAGAGTTTGGGTTTGTTAATTTAAGTACTTACACATCACCAGAGGTAAAAGAAGTTAATGGTGCTGATTGGATTGAATATGGTGCAGATAACAACTATTTTCAATTTCTAATCGATAGGTACAATGGTTCACCAACTAACAATGCAGCTATTAATGGAATTTCACAAGCAATTTATGGTAAGGGTTTAAATGCTACTGATAGCAATAGAAAGCCTAATGAGTATGCACAGATGATTTCTTTGTTTAGAAAAGATGTTGTAAGAAGATGCTGCTATGACCTTAAACTAATGGGTCAAGCTGCTATTCAAGTTATATACTCAAAGGATAGGAGCAAGATTGTTCAACTAGAGCATATGCCTATTGAAACATTAAGAGCAGAAAAATGTGATGAAGATGGTAATGTACCAGCATATTACTATTATAATGATTGGGCAAATATTAAAAAAACAGATGAACCTTTAAGAATACCAGCTTTTGGTATGTCTAAAGAAAGCATAGAGATATATTACATAAAACCATACAAGAGTGGTTTTTATTACTATTCTCCCGTAGATTATCAAGGTGGTTTACAGTATGCAGAACTTGAAGAAGAAGTATCTAACTACCATTTGAACAACATAATGAACGGTTTAAGTCCATCAATGTTGATTAATTTTAATAATGGCACTCCAAACCAACAAGAAAGACAATTAATAGAAACAAAAATAGCCCAGAAGTTTTCTGGAACAAGCAATGCTGGTAAATTCATTTTAGCTTTTAACGACAATAAAGAAAGTCAAGCAGAAATAACACCAGTACAATTAAGTGATGCTCACAATCAGTATCAATTTTTAAGCGAAGAAAGTACGTCCAAAATAATGGTTGCGCATAGGATCGTGTCACCTATGTTATTAGGTATAAAAGATGGTAGCGGTTTGGGTAACAATGCAGAAGAAATAAAGACGGCATCTTTGTTAATGGATAACACCGTTATAAGACCGTTTCAAGAACTTTTAATTGATAGCTTTGATAATATACTGGCTTATAATGATATTAGCTTAAACCTATACTTTACGACCTTACAACCACTAGAATTTACAGAGGTAGATAAAGAGTTACAAGATAGTGAGACTATTGAAGAAGAAACTGGTGTTGAAATGTCAACTGATTTAAAGTCGCCTTGTTGGGATGGATATGAGCAGATAGGTACAAAGATGAAAGATGGTAAAGAAGTACCAAATTGTGTACCGCTTAAACAAGAACTAACTGATGAAATGGCTAGTGCTATTCTTGCAAATCTTGAATATGAAACCATAGGTGATGAATATGAATTAGTAGAAACTAGGGAATATTCAGAAGATAACAAAAGCACAGAAGATTGGGCAAATTCACTTATAAAAAGAAAACTATCAAGAATAAGAAAGTTTGCAGATTTTATTAAATCAAAGCCTAATGAAGAAAGTAAACTAGATAAATCATTTTACAAGATCAGATACACATACCAAGAAAGAAAATCATCTGCAAATAGTAGGGACTTTTGCAAAACAATGATGGCTAGAACTGGTAAAGGTGTTGTATATAGAAAAGAAGACATAGACAATGCATCATTTCAAGGTGTAAATAATAACTTTGGACATAAGGGTCAAAACTATTCTCTTTTTAGGTTTAAGGGCGGGATTTACTGTGGACATTATTTCAGAGAAGAACTTTACAGAATGAAAAGTGAAACTGAAAAATACATTTCAAGAGGTAAAGAAGTTGATACAATACCAAATGAATATCAACCAAAAGGTAAACAATATCAAGAAGCTGGTGAAGCACCTATTGATATGAAAAATAGAGGTGCATATCCAAACTAGAAAAATATGGCAACAGTATTATTTATAAATAGAACAGATTTAGTTAGAAACTCTATCATTGATGGAAATGTAGATACTGATAAATTTATACAGTTTATCAAGATTGCACAAGAAATTGATATACAACAAATCATTGGTACAAATATGTATAAGGGTTTGACTGCTGCTATTGTTACTGGAATTGATTTACCAGCAAATGCAAGATGGAAAACTATATTAGATGATTATATTGTAAGTATGCTTATATGGTACGCACAATCTAACTACATACCTTTTGCAGCTTACCAAATTAAGAACGGCGGTGTATTTAAACACACATCAGAAAATGCACAAACGGTAGACAAAAATGAGGTTGATTTTTTAGTTGAAAAAGCAAGAACAAATGCAGAATGGTATTCAAGAAGATTTATTGACTTTATGAGTTTTAACCAGTCTACCTACCCAGAATATACTAATAATGTAAATGATGATTTATACCCTAGTTATTCAGCTACGTTTAATGGATGGGTTTTATGATATACAAACCAAAAGCAAAAAACATAGAGAAACTTAAAATATTTCTAAAGAAGAAAAAAAATAAAAAGTAATGGCAAACGAAATATATTCAAGAAGTTGGTGGGGCAGAGGTGTATGTGATAATACAGTTGGCTGGGGTATTATTTACAAAGCCTATGCAAATTGTAGTGCAGTACCAGCATTATTAGAATTACTTGAAGCAAGGGCAACGTATTATGAAAATGCAACTTGTACCACAGAAATATTAGATGAACTAGAAATTATAGGATAATGAACTTATTAGATAAAGCGAGTATTATACTTACACCAAGTGCGTATAACAATGGTGAAGCATTATGTGTAAAGCCAAGTGATGGAAGTGGTGATTTTGATTTTTCTCGTGCTACTGAAGCAACAAGAGTAAACTCACTAGGTTTAGTTGAAGTAGTTGCAGATAACCTACCGAGAATAAACTACGAGGGTTTCAGTTATGATGGTAGCGGTAATATAATTCCAGATAGTGGATGCGGAAGTTGGTTGTTTGAACCGCAGAGTACAAACCTAATACCTTATAGCGAGGATTTTAGTAATTCAGCTTGGTCTAAAATTGGCGCTAGTGTTGTAGGTGGGTTTGACTCTCCTGATGGTGGTGCAAATGCTTTTAAGTTGGTTGAGGGCACTAATACGGGTGTTCATTTTCTATTTGACTCAGCAAGTGTATTAAACGGAAGTACTAACTACAATTCTATATATGTAAAACCTAACGGGGTAAATTGGGTAAAACTTTACGATGGTGCAAAAAATGAGGGCATTTATTTTGATTTACAAAACAAAGTTATAGGTACTAAATCTGCAGGTGTATTAGACTATTCCATAGTAGAGTTGTCAGATGGTTGGCTAAGGATTGGGTTTTCGTCAGTAGCTACATCTACGTCAGTAATATTTAGAGTGTATTTAGCTCCTGCAAACAATACGCTATCCTATACAGGAGACGGCACAAGTGGTGTTTACATATTCGGCGCACAAGTAGAACAACAATCCTACGCAACATCTTACATTCCCACAGATGGAACCCAAAAAACAAGAAACCAAGACGTATGTACCAATGGAGGGAGTGTTTCAACAATAAATAGTACATCGGGTGTTTTATATGCAGAAATAGCAGCTTTGGCAGATGATGGAACTAATAGAATTATATGTATATCAGACGGAACTAATGGTAATAGAGTGCAAATATACTACTCAACGACTACTAATTCGCTTATAGGCTTAGTGGCTTCAGGAGGGTCAACAGTGGCTTCCCTAAACACGACTCTGTCAAATACTACAGATATAACAAAGGTAGCTGTGAAATACAGATTAAATGATTTTGCACTATGGGTTAATGGAGTAGAAGTTGCAGTTGATATAAGTGGTAATCCTCCGATAGGTTTGGATAGGCTAGACTTCAGGCTCGGTGTTGGTATACTTCCTTTCTACGGAAGGACAAAAACAATAGCTGTGTTTTCAGAAGTCTTAACAGACGAGGAATTAACTTTACTTACAACGATATGATGCAAATATATAAAACGAATTTTCCAACAGAACAACAAGGGAAAGACTACCTATTAAATCTAGGGGTAATTATAGAAGTAGAAAACGAAATAGTCTTTGCTAAAAATACCGCTGCGGTTGTATATATCGGTAAGGTGGTAAAGATACCAGCTACATACGATGATGAGGGTAATATAATCACACCAGCAATTTTCTATGACGGCTATGCCATCGATGTAATGAGTAGCGAGTTATTAGACTTTGGTACATATGAGGTATATCCAGCAGACAAAGCAGCACATAGCTTTTATGGATGGGCTAGAGATGCAGAAGTACCTAAAACACAAGAATAATGTACAAAATAATCGCGGATTATATGACGCTTGGACTTTGGGGTATGAGCATGGCTAACACAATTACAAGTTTTGATATTGCGAGCGCCTCTAGTATTGCGCAATTAGTACTATCTATTTTAGGTATTGTATATCTAGGCGTTAAAATAGTAAATGAAACGCTAAACGGCAGAGTAGAGCGAGAGGGCAAAAGAATTGCAAACGAAATTAACAATCGAGAGCTAGATGAGGAACTTTAATATAAACGAGTTTGATAGTCCAGACGCTAAAGGATCGGGCGCAAAAATGGATAAGTGTTTTCTAGAAATGCTAGACAACGCTAGAGATGTAGCAGGGATACCTTTCGCTATAAATTCGGGATACCGAACGCTTGAGCATAACGCAAAGGTCGGGGGGGTAAATTCTAGCAGCCATACAAAGGGCTTAGCCGTCGATATAGCTTGTAATGAGTCTAGAGCTAGGTTTATAATAGTTTCGGCGTTAAAAGACGCAGGATTCACTCGTATAGGTATATCTAACTCTTTTATTCATGTAGATAGTGATAGCGATAAGGCTCAAAATGTAATTTGGATGTATTAATGGAAACAGGAAAGTACAAAGATAAGAACGGCACGACTAGAGTAGGCGATGCTTTGAGGTTTTTAGCTAAACAAGGCAAGGCTTTTGCGCCCGAATTACTAGAGCTTGCTGCAAATGTTACGGGAGTAAAGGCTTTGGATAAGCTAGGCAATGCTATACGAGGAGACAAGGCGCTCACTCCACAGGATAAGGACTTGCTACTAGCAGAGTTAAACAAAGATATAGCAATAGAGCAGGAAATCACAAAGCGATGGGAGGCAGACGCAAATAGCGATAACTACGCTAGTAAGAATATACGCCCTTTTACGCTCGCCTTTCTACTAATATGTATGTTTGTATTCATTATGTTAGATAGCGCGTTAGACGGCTTTAAAATAGCCTCTGAGTGGATAGGATTACTGCAAGCTTTATTGCTTACCGCTTTTGGTGGATATTTCGTTTTAAGGTCGGGCGAAAAAATAGTTAAGAAAATAAAAGAATAAATGAGAGATAAATTGGTTTATAGGCACAGGAGACTTACAGACGACAAGGTTTTCTATATAGGTATGGGAACTGAGAGAAGGAGTAAAGACAAAGACGGAAGGTCAAATCATTGGAAATCTACAGTGAATAAATATGGACGATACGTAGAGATAGTTGCGGACAGATTAACAGTAGCAGAGGCGCTAGAACTAGAGGCGTTCTTGATTGAAGAATATGGACTAAGTAATCTATGCAATCACACTACAGGGGGAGAACATTACAAACATAGTGAAAAATCTAAGTTCGAGATGCAGGTAAAAAGCCCCAACGCTAGGGAAATAATAGATAAACTAAGAAATAAATGCTACAGCAGCCTTTCTCAAGCTTGCGAAGAGCTTGGCTTTAAAAGGACTACAGTACTAAATCAACTAAGTGGCAATGCCAATCGAGCCAAGTGGAATAATCTATATTATATAGACTAAGCGGAGAAAATTACAAATAATATTAAAAAGTAAAGCTGTTGACGTTATACGGAGTTAGCATTAAAACGACACAACAACAACGTATATAATTAATTTTTAACTAATTCTTGTTTCAAATTTTCCACTTCTTTTAGTTGCTCATCCCAGCACCCAGCATAATAACTATCGGAGCAGTCAAATAATCCCATTTTTTCTTTCTTTCCGTGTAAAATTGCCTCGTACAATTCTATTAATTCTTTTACTTTATCATTCATAATTTCTGTTTTTAATCCGTTAAAATCTAATCATATACTAAACGTTAGCTACAATAAGCTAATCTCTAGCTTTACTTGTAAAAAGTATTGATAAGGATTATTATATCCTTCATATTCTGTTTCAATCATTTGAGCGTGTTCTTGTATCTCATCTACACAAATCAAAGCAGATTCTTTTGCTAATTCTTTTGTTTTGGTTTCTGCATAAGCTAATTCTATAATCTTTTTTAAGTATTTCTCTACTAATTGCTTTGCTTTTTCTTTTGGTGTCATATTTTAAATTTTAGTTTATTAATCCGCTTACAGTAGCTAACAACGTATAAAAAACATTGTTAAGAAACATCATTTTAATTATCTATTTTACTTATTTTCAATAGTTTAAGTTTGTTAAGGAACATTTAAGGCTTTTTAAGGCACAACATTTCTTATACAATGCGTTAGCCATGCCGTTGGTCGTATTTCCAATTTTCAAGAGCTTTTTTAGCATCTCGATAGGCTTTGTTTAAAGCCTTAAAACTAGGGTCATCTTTATACAGCTCGTAATCGTTATAATAAACTACTGAGCGCTCTCTAAGAGCTTGAGGCAGGTCGAAGTACTCTGCCTCTTTAACTCTCAAAAAATATTCTTTAGAGCCTTGCATTATTTCGCTAGGGTTTTAACTTGCTCAGATGTCAAAGCATAGGCATTTAAAGACTCCTTAGTGATTTTACCAGACTTTAGGGCAGATAACGCCTTTGTAAATCGTTCGTCGCTTAGAGGCTGCTTAATTGGCTTAGGTGCAAACTCTGCGGTTATCTCTTTAAGGTATCTCACATCGTCAAACTTGCCCATAAAAATATCCGCGTTAAACCCTAGCTTTGATATAGCTTTTGTAAGTGTATCCGTTTCTATTTTCTTAGCAAAGTTATCGTCTAGCATCGTCTTGGCGTTATTTATGTACAACTTGCAAGAGTTTATGATTTCAAACTCTCCCTTTGGAAAGAAAAAAGTACCTTTAAAAACTACCATGTCATACTTGACAAGAGAGTAATCTAGCTCTATATTTTTGAATCCCCAAGTTTGCCCGTATACTCCGAATTGCTCCGTTACCATCATAATTTGATACTGTGGCGCTATTGCAGTTATAGACATTCCGCCTATTTTAGCTTTTTTAGTATACTTAGGATTGGTCTTTTCAACCTTATTCCATAACTCTAAATTGTTTACTTGCATAATAATCTGGTTTTATATTTTGTTAATCTATTTTGTACTCTAATATTAAAATTTGCGTCGAGTAAGCGCTCCGATTCAGTTCCAAAGATACGATAATATGGGTTATCTTTATCTATTATATAGTCATATCTTACAGATAATATTTGTAGCATACTATTAACTCGTATTATTTTCTCCCTATCACTCATAATGGTTTGCTATTACATTAATTAGTAAATCCTCCTCTTCGTCTGTTATTTCTATATCGTCAAAATGTTGGTCGAATACTGCTAATATCTCAATATTAAAATGAGAATCGCCTAGCGTTACGTCCTCAGTCTCGAAATGAGTACCATGCGAGTAGCTTACATCTCTACTAGCGTAGATACTAAACTCCACACCATACTCGCCAAGACGTGCCTCTACAAAATCCTGCTGCAGTACCTCGTTATCGTGATCGCTTTCCCAATCTATAAACGGAGCGGCAAGCTCCTGTATACTATCTTTTAATGTTTTCATTCTTTAGTTTTAGATTTAATATTCTTTTTCTGATTGCCTTGCGTCTTTTGCAAAGTGGCAAACTGTCTGCAATTTGTTGCAGCTTTTGGATAATTTGTTTTTTTGTTCTCATAGTTTTACAATATTACAACTTTATTTAATAAAAAAAAACATTGTTAATAAAAAAATAAAAAAATGAGTAACAAAATTAGTATATTA